TTTTGTTTTTTTCTAAAAATGTTTGAGTAATTATCTCTAAACTCTTTAGTGGGTAGGTGTATGCCATCTTGAGCCATTACGATACCAATGGTTCACCAGTATCTAAATCATAAGTTCTACCAGATTCCAAAACTACGTTATCTCTAGTTTCTTGAATCATTATATTGAACCCACCACCAGAGCCATCATCACCTTGTAAATTAAAACCACCAACATCAACTCGTTTGCCTCTGTACCTTGCAGGTGAACGCATATTTTTACGTTGGGTTAATCTACCGCCTAACATCTATCGAGTACAATCTGTTATGTAGCAAGTGCCACTTTGAGTTGCAAATTTAAGAACTGCAATTTTCATACTCTCTGGTATGAAAAAATATTCTATGGTGTATGCAGGTAGTAAAGCACTACCAGTTGTTGCAGTAGGGTTCTCACCTATCTCAATATGAATATCACATGAAGAAATTACTCGGTAGTGATTCATATTATTAGTTAATGCGTTTGATTGTGCTGAACTTGAACCAACTGATACAGTTTGTGTATCACCTAGTTTAAATGCTGTTGGATAGCCACCTATTGCCATAATAATTACCTCGTTAATGATGTTATGAAAGCAGTACCACCACCAGATACAGTTCGCACTGCAACTTTTTCACCAGATGATATGCCTACAAAAAATTCTGACTTTGCAGGTATAAATGCGTCAGAGTCAGTAGCAGTAGGGTTTACACCTATTGCATAATGTGAGTCCACTGTACTTATAATGCGTACAGAACTTATCCCAACTTCAATAGCAGGTGATTGCACTGATGTTGCTGACGTTGTTATCTTGTCAGTTTTTTTATCTCTATATTCCATAATATTTTAAAATTCCTAAAGATAGCAGGGTGGCTAAAAGCCACCCCACTATTATTGTTTATGCGTCTGTTAAATCAAAAATTCCACCATTACCAACTGGGTTTTTACACATTAGTGTATATTCAGTTGTCAATAGGTAGCTTTCTGAGTCAGATACTTTTGCAAGTTTATCAACTGCATAATCTCTAAGGACACCAAGACCCCATAAAGATGGGTCAAGAACTAGTAAATCTCTAGTTCTCATGTGTCTGCTTGGAGTTATAGATAAAGACCCAAAATCACTTTCATAAACTGAAATTGATGTATGGATAGTTTTATCTTTAGCATCTGCATTGATTGTTGCACCACCAGTAAATGCTGATGAGATTTTTTGTTTGTTGAATGAGCCACAATAAATTTTTGTAGCATCACCACCATTATCCCATACAGATTTTACTACTGCTTTAAGCATATCTTCTGTCAAAGCACGTCTGTTAGATGTTGACGCATCAGTTCTAGCGTTACCACCAGTTCCATTTGCATCAGCACCACCAGTACCTTTAGAAGTATTAGCTGAAATCCAAGAATTGATTCCTGCTAATGCTCTTGCAGTTGTGATGTTTCCAGTAGCTTTAGCACCATTTTGAAACAAAGTTGTTTCTTGGTCAGTTCTAAGAGCCTTACCAGATTTTGCTAGAACGTAAGCACTGTAAGTTGACATTCCTGCATGGTCAGTTGCGTTCTGTGTACCAGATACAGCAAAAGCCTTTGCAGAGATTTGACACATATTGTCAAGTCTTGTCATATCAGTAACTGCTGACGCAGTATAATTATCGCCCTCTAGCTGTTTGTTAGATGCACTAGGTGATTCCAGTGCGTCTTTTAGCCATTCCATTTTAGTGGAACTAGCTTTTGATTTTGCCAATGAGCTTAAAAATGGAGTATCAAAAGGCGATATATTAGAAATAGTTTCTGATAAATCATCTTTTAAACCTGCATTTAATTCAAACGTATTGACTGCATTTGTTGTTAAAGCCATGTCGCTTTTCCTTTTCTTTTAGATTTAAAAAAAAGAATTACTACTCAAACAAACCTTTTAAGATGTCAGTTGCATCTTCGATAGAGCCAGTCTTTTTAAACCTTGTCATCTTATCTGTTTTTGCTCTAGCATTTTTAGTTTCCTTACTTGTTACAACACCACCTTTTAATACTGGTGTTGCACCTGCAACTTTTTGTTTAAGTTGTGGTTTACGTTTCTGTAAGGCTCTATATTTCATGCCATCAGCAATCAACTTGACATATCTATGGTCATTAACTTGACTTATTTCATCACTTGAAAAATCTAGTTCCTCTAAGTAATTAACTAAGTTTTTGTTAAAACCATCACGAGTCTCTGGGTTCTTTAACTCTGGAATAGTCAGATACATCTTTTTTTGTTCCTCTTGTAAGAACTTTTTATGCTCATCAGACTTTTGTTGGTCTATATAAGCATTTTGTTGATGTATTTGTCTTGCCCTAGTTTCCAGTTCGTGTCGCTTTCGCATACCCTCAACTGGGTCAGATTGCATTAACTCGTCTAAACCTTGAGCATCAATTTGTAATTGTTGCCTTGCATGAGTTTGCATTTGGTCTAGTTGTGCCAGTTTTTCAGATAAGACTGATTGTTGTTTGGACTGTTCTTCTTTGAACTGATTCCTCTCAATAGCTAATGTTTCAGTCTTAATTCTATAATCGTTATCTCTACTATAACCTGCCTTTAATTCTTCAAGACTGACATCATAATCTTGACCTTGAACCTTGACTGTATAATAAGTTGGTTCTGGTTCTTGTTCAGATGTTTCTTGGGTAGGTTCTGTCTGTTCAACATCAGATAACTGTTCACTTTCAGCAAGACTTTCATCAACTACTGCCAAATCCGAGTCATTCGGTTGTTCAGTGTTTAGTTGTTCTGGTTCTGCCTCTGCGACTTGTTGTTCAGAGTTTTGCACTTGAGATGTTTCACCTATCTTATCAAGTTGGTCATTTGCGACTCCACTTGAGTTTAATAAACCTACAATCTCGTTTGCAGTGCTTTCTAATGAGCCATCATTTGCCATGATGATTCCTTTCTTAACTATTCAACATAATTGTTAAATAGATTCATCAGTTCCCTATAAGGGTTGACCTTAGAATACTTTGGGTGCTTGTTTACTTTGTTCTGCTAATTCGCCAGTCTGCATTATTTCTAGCAGGTGTGCTTTTACAGTTGTCAAAGTATTATAACATAAGTAAATGTTAGTGCGTTCTGCATCTTCATCAACCTTAGTTAAAAATATTTCTTCTTTATAAAGAGCCTCTAGTTTATCAAAAGCCTCTTTAATTAAAGGTTCATCAAGCAACTGTTTTGCTTTATGACCTCTGGTTATTTCGTTATCACTCATAAATTATGTAGTCTTTTTAAATTTTCCACCTGCTTTTTTGTATTCTTGCGATAGCCACATATTTGCATATCTACTAGGGTACACATCAAACTTTGCTTTAGCTTGAGATTTTTTTTGACTATAAAGTTTTTTATTAGTTGGTGTTCTTCCCATTATGTTCTCACTCGTTAGGTAGTTTAAAATCTGCGTTTTGTATGTTTGGTTGCGTTAATTGTGGTTCAGCAGGTGCAACTGGTGGTTGTATGCCTTGAGGTGGCATAGGCACATTCATTGGGTCATTAGGTGGTATATTTGGTTGTGGCATTGGCATATTTTTATTAGCAAATGCACCCACTTGTTTCATTGCCTCTGTTGATACTTTAGCTTGTCGTTTAATTTCTTCTTGGTCTATGTTTTTTTGGTATTGCAGTTCTAGTTCTACTATTTTTGCATCAAAATCTAATTGTTGTTTTTCATTTTTCATTAACAACTCTTGGTGTTTTAATTCTAGTTCAGCAAGTTTACGTTTATTCTCACCCTCAATTTGAGCCATTGATACTTTCTCAAATTCAGTAGGTTCAGCAGGTTCTTGCTCTGGTATTGGATTTTCCTCTGGGTTTAAGAAGAATAAATCTACATTTTTTAATCCTGCACTTTCGACCATCATTTCTAATGTATTATAAATTTTACTTAGATTAACTAATGGTGCTGATGGGTTGCCTTGTGTTGTTAGTGCTTGTACTTGACGTTCAAGTATATTGTTTAAGAAAATCATTTGTTGGTCTTGACTACCAGTACCTAAACCAGATGTAATAGATATATCGCATCTATCTTTCCATTCATAAGGTTTGTAAGGTACAAATTTATTTCTAATGCGTACTATGTCCTCTTTGTTTTGATACTTAACGACACATTCAAGTATTTTTTTACCTAAATCATTAATACCAGTATTAGCAAATGTTCTGGCAATAAATTCTACTCTTTGTTGTGCTTGGCTCATCACACTGTTTAATCCAGTTGATGTTTTACTGTTTAATGCGTCAGCATTTAAACCTTGACCTATTTTAGATACACCAGTGCGTTGCTCTTTTAATTCATCATAGTATGTAAGTAAAGGGTAGGCAGTTTCACCTATTGATTGAACTGGCATAGTCTGTATCGACTCCATTGGATTGCCTTTTGTTCTTACAATCATGTTGGGTCTATTGGCTAATATGTCAGATACGTTTACTCTGCTATCATCTATTGCCAGTCTATTGTTCTGAATACCATAAATGTTATCGTTTAAGGCTCTCATCACATAAGTTTTAACCGATTGCACGTCTTGTACTAGT